ATGTCTTATTCATTAAACATCAAAGGTAAAGAAAATCCGAAAGACAAGCAACTTGTCAAGTTAGAAATGGTATTTTTTCAAAGCGGATACGCTCGTGTATCCAAGGTTTTGGACGTAACAGGCGCAATAAAAGACTGGGATAATGAAACCCAAACTTTCAAATCCAAAGGTACTGAAGCGGCCTCAAAGAACAAGCTACTTCTTGACATGAAGATGCAGTATCTTAAAGTTGTCGAAGAGTGGGAAGCAACCAATCAATCCTGGTCGCCCGTTCAATGGTCGCACAGCCTTGATAGCACAAAATCTATCAAGCGGGATGAGCCCAAAGTAATAACTGTCGATAAATGGATACAAGACTATATCGAAGCGTGCCGTAAAACAGAAAGGGTTAAGAACGGGAATATACTTACTTGTTCCCAAAATGCAAGGCACTTGCATTATTTCAGACTGCAATTAGAGCGCTTTACTATCGAGCAGTACGGGAAGAGTTTTTCCACATATTTCTTTCAAGATATTACAGAGCAGTTTGTGAAAGACTATGTTGCTTATTTAGAGAAGGAAGGCATAAAGAAAGGCAATAAAGGTGGACTATGTACTAAGTTGAGAATGTTACGCGGCGTATGTTCCAATGCGAGAAAGGTGGATGTGCCGGGAGCTAAAATCTCTCAATTCTCTTGTGTTAAGGAAAAAATGATTTGGGATAACGTTATTCCGAAAACAATTCCATTCTCTGTCTTCCAGCAAATAGAGAACATTGACCGTGATTACTTTACGGAAGAAGAGCAATTCTATTTGGATTTGTACCTCTTCAGCTTCTATGCTGGAGGTATGGGAGACAAGGATGTATGTTACCTCACATGGGAATGCATTGCTGACGATATGCTTATTTATGAACGTATGAAAACCCGGAAACAAGCAAAAATGGTACTGACGGACAAGGCGCTCAATATTATCAATAAATATAAGGCTAAGAGCTACGGTAACTTTGTTTTCCCAGTCTTTCAAGAAAAGCATGCAACTGAAAAGCAAAGGGATTCGCGGATTGCCTCCATCCAAAGAAAAGTCAATGCAGTCCTTGATCGCGTGCGTGGTATGATAATGTTTAAAGATAAAATCACTTGGTACTCTGCCCGAGGTACGTTTATTACCAAGATGGACGAGGCCGGATTTTCAACCCTAACCATCGCTGAATTTGCAGGCAATAGTGTTCAGGCAATCCAAAAGCATTATTTCAAGAACACTAAGCGTGACGAAATCCGCAGGACTATCAACAATATTATCTGATAAGATAAGGCATCTTCTCGACCAAGTAAAGGAGATCGTATTATTCGGTGTCCTTTACTTTTTTGCCTAACCATGAAGAATAAATTGAAAAAACTTATATCTTTGCTTTTGGAAGTGATGAGAAATACACTTCCAACGTCGTAGTACGTTAACATATTGGCAGCAGGAAATCTGACAATTTACCCACAATCCAATAATATGCTTAAGGTTCGTGCCAGAACTATATACTTTTAGTATATGATTCCAATTGGTGTGGGTTTAACTATTATATTGGGTTTGGGCTTTGCCAGAACCTCCTGCTTCGTAATAGAAGAGTCTCGCAACCTTTTCTTTTGGAATGGTTCGATGAATAATCGGACCATGGATAAAACATAAAATGCCCCTCTCAGAACAGTAGTCCGTCTAATGAAACGGCAGAATATCTGTTTGAATTTCCTTGTATTGCAATTAGTGGCTTCCCAGCTTCATCTCAGGTTGGACTTTGAAGAGATCGAATTTGACGACGAAGATTTATATTGTTTCCTTATCTTATTGAAGCATATTTACAGCACTTTGACTCACAAGAATAAGCTGTATATTCTTTGTGATAATTTTGTATTGTGCATCGTAGATTTGAATAACAGATGCCATTGGGCAAGAGTACTGGAAAAACAGCTTGGATTCGGACGGTCGGCAATATGGATATTTCAATTAAAGATGTCCTATGCCGTTAATAAATTATTGATTATTTACCATCAATAAATATATGAAAAAGAAAAATCACCAACTGAGGATTTATTTCCCTCTCTAAATTCCATTCCTGATTCAAATGAAATGATTTACTCCAAAAACAGGAGATTTAATTGCAGGCATCAAAAGGGAAACAGTCTGCCATTAAGTTGGATCTATCCAATATAACGTATATATGTCTTCTTGATAAGAATCACCTGCTGAAGAGATTGTTTTGTGAGTAAAAAGAAAAAAGCAACTTGCCTTAACTAAGTTTAAGTGGGTTACTTCTTATAAATAGTAGTTTTTACAAACTATTTAAATAAAAGCAGTATCAATATATTATTGGTAGTTAAATTTAAGTTTCAAATAAGAAACTTTTGGAGACTGAATAGCTTCTTGTACTTTTATGTCACTCAAGTAATCCGTGCACATTTTGTACTTGATTTTCCCATGATTTTCACATTTTATCGATTCCATATAATAAGTAAGAAACTCCTGTTCTATATTTGGTTTAAAGAAGTGAGCAACATAGACTTTACAGAGGTCTAAATATTTATCACAGATTACTGTTTTAAAAACAATATTTATTCCCATTCTTTCCGTTTTGAGTCGAGCACTAGGATACATAATTCCGTCTAGTTGTGGATTATTTGCAAATACAGTATTTACAAACTTAGCTGTAACTTTGTAAGCTTCTTGTTGTCTAATATTATCCTCTTTATTTTGGTATGAAAAATTTTCCATAATAAACTTTAGATAGTTAATTTCATCTCTGGTTGTATTATATTCTTCAAATCCTTGTTCCCAAAGATTGTTACTATATTCAAATTCCTCGGCAACAGTAGGATATATCTGAAATGTAGGCAAAACTAATACTGTTAAATCCTTTTTAGCTCTCCAGACTGATACTGTCGTTTCTTCAATTCCTGTATCCACCAAATTTCTAACAAAGTCTGAAGTTTCATATAAAATTGTAACAATAGCATCATCTATATCTGTAAGATCGGCAACATAAGATACATAAAACATAGGCTGATTATCAAAATTAGCTCTCATTAACCGGGCTCGTTTAATTGGAGGGTATTTCAACTCATTTCTCTTCCAATATAGTTTTCCTGCAACACTGTTTTCTCTGGCTCTAATAAAATAATGTCCTTTGGGTATAATCTTTAAAACTGAAGGTGTCATTGCAATTTGAAATTAAATTATATAATAAGTGGATATGTTAGAGACTAAGTTTAAAACAAGTGTAATTTCTCTTTTCGTAAAATAGCTCATCTTTAGTTATTGCACTTAAAACAACAATGTATTCAACGGATTTAGAAGAAATACGATGGCAAGTTATCAAGAAAATATTTAATCTGCAAGAAAGAAAGTGAAAATATGATTTGAGTGAAATATGAAATGTAATTTTCCATGTATTGTGTACTGAAAGGTGTATTTAAAATTATTTGTCCCCCCTTGGCTTTGCTCTATAGGAATTGGATTAACTATTTTCGCAAACGATATTTTTAGGTAAATTCGATCTGCTATTGAGTAAAGTACGAAAAGAAATCTCAGCTAAGATTAGGCGAGCATCTCCAATACAGTGATAAGTTCTTTACTTTATCTGCATTTTGGGGGCGGTTTGAAAACCTAAACGCAACAAATCGGAATTATCACTGTAGTATTCTTAGAGATATTAAGCGTTGTTTGCTCTGTTCTCTTTCTCACAATTAAGCTTCCGAAGTCTCTCAGATACATGTTATCATTTTTTGCCAATAAATTTCTTATTACTTCTATAAAGGCCTCAACGGTTGAAAGCACAAACGTTTTATATACTTCTGTACTTTTATTGATTTGATTTACAATTTCTGTTTTAATCGTAAGAATTTTTTTAATTTTATCCGAAACGGGCGCGAAAGTATTTTATCTATGATGTTTAACAACAATAGTTTCATGCCTTAAAATTTGACAATAAGTACTATCTTTGTGTTTTATTACTAATATAATGAAAATATGCCACGTTCTCAACAAGTATTAAAAAAAATAGAAATACATAAGCTAAAAGGACTACAAAATGTAGAAATAGATTTGTCTGAAAAACCAATGATAGCAATTTTAGGACCTAATGGCAGTGGGAAATCAACAATTTTACATGCATTGGCTTGTGTTAATAATCCTGTAACATCACCTACGCCAACAGTAAATCATCGCCTTAGCGAATTCTTTACTCCTACAAGTAATTCTTTATGGACAGGAAGTAGTTTTGATATATTACAAGACTTTCGAGATGGACGAAATGTGACGACCGATCACAGGACTCGCTTTAGAAAGCAACGAGAGCGTTGGTCTCCTCGTTACAATACACGAATTGAAAGATATGTTTCGTATATCGGCATAAGAACTTGTGTCCCTAAAATTGAAGTTGAATCTCAGCAGGGAAGAATCAGATTTAATACTACTCCTCTGACTGATGCAATCTCAAATAGGGTTCGTACACTTGCTGGTGAAGTGATGAATAGAAATTATGACTCTTATAATACCCACAGAACACTTGGTAGTAAGCAGTATATTGGTGTTACTACGGCTGGAATAGGTTATTCTTCTTTGAGTATGGGGGCTGGCGAACAAAGAATCTTTTATATTTTAGGAGAAATCTTGAAATCGCCCAATTATGGCCTTATCCTGATTGATGAGATTGATTTGTTACTTCATCAGGATGCTTTATTTCGGCTTTTAAGAATAATGAATACAATTGCAGTAGAAAGCAACTTGCAAATTATATTTACTACCCATGCCCAATCAATATTATCATTGGATTTTATTGCTTGTAGGCATATCTATCAAACTCCGACTAAAACACTCTGCTTTAACCAAACGAAACCCGATGCTTTGCAGCGGTTAACTGGGCACCAAATAAGACCATTGGAAATTTTTGTTGAAGATGATCTTGCCCAAGCACTAATAAAGAAAATTTGTTCTGAAGAGGGGCTATCTAAGTATGTATCAATAAGAAAATTCGGGGCTGCTATAAATTGTTTCACATCAGTTTGTGGAGCTATATTAAATAATTTAGACAACATAGATAATATGCTCTTTGTAATAGATGGAGATGAATATAATACTGATGCTCAAAAAAAAGATAAAATAAAAAAGCATTTGACTGGAACAACAGCTGAAAATGAAGTACAAAGAGATATGGCTTTTCAAAAAATAACGCAGTTTGTACTTCCAGAGAGCACCAGACCTGAAAGTTACTATCATAGCCTTATTAGTTCCTTGTCCAATGAACAATTATCTCAAGAGCAATTGGAAATTGTTAATGTAGCAAGACAAATAGCAAATCCTGGTGATACACATAATTTCTTCGATGACATTATAGAAAGAATGGATTGGGAGCGTGAGGTTGGATTGAGTAAACTTGTGGATCTATTATCTTTAACTTCTGATTGGGGAACTATTAATGCGAATATCAAACAATGGCTTTATTCTAAACGAGCAAGTATTGTTGAATAACTTATTTATTCTATTAATAAGAGGCATATTAGATCATGATATGCCTCTTCATATAGTTATCAAGTTTGGCTATTTCTATTTTAATTCAAAGGATGAATTCAATATATAATTATGGTATGGAATATAATCTTACTTTATATTAACCATGAATTTTTATACGGGTCGTAGCTTGTTTGAAAGGTTGCAAGCTGCCAATCCATAACAGGCTTCTTATCCTCTGCCAGCCTTCGGGGAATCTGCGGATTGAGACGTAGCTTCGCCGCATCATTCAGCCACTTCATAGAATCCTCATAGTCACGCAACCGGACAACACTCACGTTGTTGGGGGCAATTAGTTTGGTAAGCTCATATACCGCCAGTCTGAGCATGTGCTTCTTTAGGTTATAATTACGCGGATCATGTAACGACAGATTCTTTTCAACTTCCGGAATATCCGAGTTCACATCAAGTTCTGGATAGAAAACCTTACCTTCATAAACCACATACTCGTGCCCGTTTAGCTCATATTGATTGTAACTGGAATCGTAATCGGCTATCGCTCCCCAGTTCTCGCTCTTTAAGGGTGTGATATTATTGTCGAAGCTATCGAGGCTCATTAAAGTGTAGAGTCCTCCTTCATAACGGACCACATCCCACAGATTGTACTCTACCGGTTCCCAATCGAAATAGTGCGCTTCCAGCCAACCATTTACGAGAGGGATTCTGATGTTATCGAATTTATACCCGTTATCCTGAAGGCACAAATACAGATTATCGTTATACTTCACGATATTCCCTTTGTAGTAGGTTCCGAACTGGGAATAGTTACTTATCGTGTCCATATCCAAGTTCGAGTCCAGATGCTCTTCCCAATATTCAACCGGTGAAGGCGCTTTATAACCGCTGATTGATTGGGTTACTTCATATATTCTATTCTCCAGATAGATATGCGCCCCGACTGGGAAAGTGATGCGCCTGTCATACTCCGCAATATACTTTCCTCGGTTCAATTCCTGCACTACTTCGTAATTCTCGCTTAGATATTCCACAATGCTCATTTCAGCCGCCTCTTCTGCTTGGATGAAGCGTCCGGTATCGTTGCGGGTTATTTGGGAAAGAGCTTCCGGTGTGAGAAGACTCAAGTAATCGGAATCATTAAGAAATCGTCTGTACATATTAATAATTTTAGTAGTTAAATCCTTCTGAAATGGTAGCTGTAGAAAGGATGCTGCCATTATCGTCACCGCTCTTGAATTTATACCATGCATCTCTAAGGTAATAGCAAAGTAAATAATCAAGGCAGTCGGATAAGTGCCCGTACTTTTCATACTTCACTCCTGTCTTGCTATCGGTTACTTTGGGCTTCCCTTTGCTCCCGTCTTCGTTCTTTAACTGGTAGATTAGGTCCTGTGTGAGCTTCCGGCAACGCAGGTCAATCTTTATTTCCCAGCCGTTATATCCTTTGAAAACTTCATTCACAAACTCACAACGTGGTGCTTGTGGCGGTTGCTTCTTCAGGAGTTTGATTTTTGGGCGCAGTATCCCTTTGCCCAGTGTCTCATTAATAATAGTGTAGTTATTCACACCGTCCTCATTGGTGGTGGAACGTTGGAGACCGGCTGGGTCGCCTGTTATATCCAATCCGCCGATGTGCTTTTGTCGGTATATCTTCTTCTTGATTTTTCGGGCGAGTGATGGTGTATTGTTTTCCTTATCCTCTGCCTTTCCCAGTATCTCTTCAATAATATATACCTTCTTCTTATCATAGTCAATCTGAACTAACAGAGTAGACATATAAGGTGCAACGTTAAAGTCCCACACTACGATTAGAGGTTTCGTTGGGTCATATACCTTTTCTTTCAGTCCAGTAATCAAATGCTTGGTTCCATCGAACTGATTGTAGAGTGCCATGTCGTTCGCCTCAACAAAATCCCAATTGCCAAAAAGTAATCGTTCTTTTGTTGTCTGGTCGCTGATTTTATTTAAAGCTGCCTCGTAAGTTTGGCGGAAAGCGATGTCCGGGTTGTCAAATACACTGAAAGGGACATAAAATTCTCCTTCTCGTGTAGTTACCTTGTCACCGTTTTCGTCTTGTACGAATCTTCCTCGCACCCAGTTGGTTGTGGGGTTGGTTGTCATTAGCATCTTAGGAACCCTGAATGTTTCGTGAGTTTTCCAACGGATACGAGAAAAGAGTACTTCAACTGCTTTTGGGGAGATTTCCGAGCATTCGTCAATAAAGGCGCAAGTGTACTCGGATGAGCCGAATCGTTCGAAGTTCGGATCACTTGGTATATCACACATCTCTTTCATAATGATTACCGAGTCATTCCAAAATGTAAGCGTACCTTCTATGTTATTGACTCGAAAATGTACGTCCTCTTGTAGTTTATATCCTTTCAGAATACTTCTTAATGTATTCCAAGTACTTTCTTTAAGAGACTTCAAGGTCTTTCGAGCAACCACAGCACGAATGTTTTCGAAACGAATGCAGCTACTTATCAGCCAGACACTTCCTTCATAAGATTTTCCACCTCCAGCCGCGCCCCCACCTAACACAAGTTGTGGTATATTAAAGTTGCCACACTTTGTGCAATGTAGCTTATATTTAGGATTATGGTTGGCATCGTAACCTATCAGCTTTTGTTCGATTTCACCTCCACAGACAGGGCATTCAGGCTGGAGTAGTTTCCATAGTTCATACTGTTTAGGTGAAGGCTTAAAGTCGATGTGAAGGTTCTTTGGTGGGACTAGTTTCTTACTTGCCATTTATGATTTCGATTGTGATCTGTGTTTCTTTTGAAAGGATAGCGTTCAGTTTATCAGATGTAACCCGTGAGTTTGTTACTTTGCCCTTGATAGTGTTGTTTCCCACGATTAAACAGCCGGCAGAATCTGACTCATCGTTTCCGCTATGGATAAGAATTCCAATAAAGTGCGGAACATTATGCAGGAGTGGTAACTTCCGTTTGAATCGCGGGCTGTACTCCATGGTCACTTTATACGTTCCAGCTGGAATTGCAGTCTCTGCATAAATTTTTCCTTTGCATTTGCAGGATTGTCCTTTTGAAGTATGGGGACAAGTAGCTGGGAGTTTTCTTACTGCATCTTCAATAGTGTTGCAGAAGAATTTGCCTTCAATAAATAAATCTCCAATAGTGCACTTATCACCAAGTAACTTGCGTTTTAATATGATTATCATAGATAGATGTAATTTAGAATACATCAAAGAATAGGAAATTATAGAAAATATAGTTCATTACCCACAATTGAGAAATACATTTGATTTGTTTTGAGACTGTTTAAAAAGTAACAGATGTATATTTTCGACAAAAATACATCTATTGCTTGTATTTTGTTTTTTTTATTTTTATCTTTGCAGCATATAAAAAATAAAGAGATGCGTAGTATTAATTTGAAGTATATAATAAGAAAAAATGCAGCCTATGATGTGGATATCAATTCTGTATCAAAAGTACTTGGCGTATCTGTAAATGATATTATTCATATTCTCCAAGACACAGGAAGCATAATTAAAGATAATGGAAGGCTAAACGAAACACATCTTGAAATTTTAAGTTACAAATATGCGCAGGGACTTAAACGATATTATTCCAAGATACAGAAGAATATCCAGAAGCTAAACGAAACTGAAATTTCGGATTTTGAGAACTTCAAATCTTTTTATACTGATAGTTTACAGAATCATCTTTTAGATAGTGAAGAAGGTATTTGGGGAGGGCAAAATCAGATTATTGCTTATAATAAATATTTTGAAAACATTCAAGGCTTATTAGCAGTATCTGATAAGATGCTAGATTTAGATTTAATTAAAGCATCTATAGAAAAACTTCAGAGATATTGCAATCCTTCATTAATCGAAATTGTAGAAGACGATTGTAATTTGTTATCTCAAGATGATTCATGTAAAGACCAAGAGAAAGAGTTAGATTCTGAAGACTTACGATTATCGTTTTACGATCTTTTAGAGGAAGAAGGGATTATTGCTCCACTTTCTTTTCAGTCTCTTAATGATATTAGTAGTCTGCCTTCTGATTTTTTTGAGCTTTTAAAGAAAATAAGAGCAGAGAGAAAAAGTGTTTTGATAAATATTATCAAACATCGTTTTTTTAAGATTAGAAAAAAAGTCAAATCTAATTATGATGTAATATTGTCAATTATGACATTTATTATCATATCATTTAGATATTATATATTTTCAAGTGATAATGAGGAGGAAGATTCAAAAGAATTGTGTAATACGCTTCTTTTGAATAACTATTAACAGAAGAAGCTTTGATATTTTTATACTAATAAATATAATTCAAAGCTATGAATGATTTAAGAATACTTATACAAAAAATTCAAGAAAGTAATCTTTCTGATGAAGATAAACAAATATTAATATCTAAACTAGAAGGCCAATCTCCAGATGTAAAAGGATTCATAGAAGCTTTTATTTGCATTTGTAAATTGGGAAAAGAACTATTAGATTTATTTGATATTGGAAATTTCTAAATACATCAAATTATGGATATTGGAACAGCAATAAAGAAATTGAGAAAAGAAAAAAAAATTAGTCAGAAAACACTAGCTGAAGAATGTCAAATTTCAGTTAATGCCTTATGCCAGATAGAGAATAACATCTCTTTTCCTCAGAAAAGTACTATACGTAAAATATGCGATGCATTAAGCATACCTACGTCTTATCTCTTATTCTTTTCAATATCTGATGAAGATGTAGTTGAAGAAAAAAGACAGGCATTCAATTGCTTAAATAAAGCTATAGAAGAGCTATTACTTAAATCGTAAATTGAAAATATTAAAGGCATCCGATTAACGGGATGCCTTTTTATTTATATTATACTGTATAATAACTACTATTTGAAGATAAAACTCCAAATCTTCTAAATAACTTTACTCGTACTGAAATATAGGCTTTATTTTGGATGCAAAGATATATACAGGTGATTTAAATTTCATAGATCCACCCTCAACTTTTTACATAGAAAATTATTTTGAAAGTGAAATCTATAATGGAGTACATAATTTATCAATATATCCCCAGAATATATCACTATCAATTAATGCTAATCTTAAAGAGCATTTCCAATAATTATAACCATAAGCAACTCTATCCTCCTCAACACTTTCTTGTACTGCTTCAATTATACTATCTCGTCCTAGTTTTTTATAAAAATGCTTGTATGTGGATATGAATTCAGACAAATATGTTCGCGAAGCATCCTTCATCCTTTGAATTAAGTGTAAATTAGTATAATGATTTTCAATTTTGGCATAGAGTTCTGTAGATATTTCACCTTCAGCGTTTGATAAATAAAAGTTGAAATTTACACTATCTATATCCCAATAAACATTTACAAATAGATATTGTATAGATGGAAGCTCATCTAAAAACAAGTTTAAAAAAGCTGAATGATCTGTGCTCTCAGACTTATATCCATTACATCTACTACAACAAGGAAATAAATTATATCCATTTACCGCAAATTCAGGAAATTTTTCTTTGGGCAACACATGATCCATTGTATTAACAGAATCAATAGTACAATTCTGACAAGTACTTTGTATTGTAATTACTTGCTGATTGATTATATTTTCCTTAATATTTTTTATTATTCGACTTTGATAGCTATACATCTTTATAAGTTCCATACCTATTTCAGAGGACGAATATTGAGATGTAACAGCATGTAAAGAGTTAGAATCAAAATTGTCTTTATATGTATCATAAGCTGATTCGATATCGGATTCTATATTTTCTAATATTTTTCTTGATGATGTTTTTAGGGACTTTCTTGCTACAGCATCTTTATACTCTTTCTTAGCATCACCACTAAATGGATTAAGATTTTTCATTTAACAATTCCTTTATATACAGTTTAACATTTAATGGCGTTGGTATTTGTTCATTTTGGAATACATCTATCAGCTCTTCATATGATACTCCTTTAAGTTTCGACTTGACAATATTATCCATAACAGAAGTATGATACTTTGCTATTTCTCTATTCCCAAAAATCTCATTTGTAATTGTTGTGAGATTTTCAGCGAAGGTTTCATGACCAATACTAGATACTTCCAAAGCATCTCCATATCGCTTGAAAACTTTAACATTACGTGAGGATACTTCTTGAATAACTATGGGAGAGTGCGTTGCTATTATAGCAAACGAATTAAACTCATCTAGTAATTTATATAGAACGTGCATTAGTATTGAGATTGCATTTGGATGTAAATGACTCTCTGGTTCATCAAAGAGAATTAAAGTACTGTTCTGGATCTCACTTATAATACTTGATACAATATAAAGCAAAAGATTCTCTCCAGAACTAAAATGCACGTGAGCGTTAATTACTTTTTCTATGTTTATAGGCTCAAAGCAATCATTTGCATCAATTATAGTATCATTAATATCACTATGAAATAATACCTTTACAACCTCATTCCAAATATAACTCCTATTTTTGTCATTAATCTTCTTTAAATACACTCTTAATTCTCTTTTTAATGTAGCATTAGCGTCTACATCTATTCCCTGATTTTTCCCCTTTAATCCCAAATAGGTATAATTAAATTGTGCATTTGCAGTTGGTAATGGAAGTTTATCAAAAAAGCTAAATGAGATCGTTATGACTTTATTATACAATGGCTTTTGAGGTATTATGTTTTTAGAATTTGCTTGCGCAAAATCATTCGCCATCCGGGAAAGTAAAGTAGTTTTACCTGTTCCATTTTTCCCAATTATAGCATAAAGCCGTTGGTCAAAGTTTGTTCCATATTTAAAATTAAAGTCTAAATTAACAATATTATCAATATCATCAGAACCGTATGGAGGCAAAAATGCGTAACTGAACTTATAATAACTACGAACATCAATACCATTCATAATGTATCTTGCAGAGTCTAGCAATTGTTTTGCTTCATTATCCCTGAGTAATGAAGCCTTAAAGCAATCATCGTCTTCAAATTCATCTTTGATACTTGGAAATATTGCCGCATCTCGTAATGCTAAAAATACGCTATGGTAATCTTTGGGAAGCTGTTCTTTCATTGTTAAATAAAACTCCTCACCAGCTCCGACAGAACAAAATGTAGAATCTAAAGAAGTAAAATTATCAGGAAGTACATTATTTGTATTATCAATATCAATTTTCATAATTTTTAGATATCCTATAGATACTTGAGATGATTTTGATTCATGATATCTTAAATGGAATGATGTCCTCCATTTAAACCAATCATTCCATCCATCATTAAATTCCAAAGTAAAACAAGGATATACTTTCTTTTCATATGAGTATTTAAAAAAACTGATATTATTAGGTTTAATACCTTTGGGAAGTTCGGTAATATTCACATTGTCAGCAAATGTGTAAACTGGAATCTCACCAAAATAATCTGTTATTATTAGTTTGTGGTCAAATTTCATAATTACAGTATTTATAAAATTGATCATTGTGTCTCTATTATGCTCTTCGCTAATGACTGACGGATGTATTGTTGAGTTTATTAATGATACAAACTTATTGTCATCATTATAAGATGACGGAAGTCTATCCAAAAAGAGATTCTCAATGTTTATATCATTATTTACTACAAAATGTTTCCAAATATCATCACGAGCATTTGTATATCGTTTATCTTGAGATGGCATAGAGCGTAAATCCCAGATCATCTCAAGGAATGTTAAAATTCCTCCTTCTTCGTCTTTGTAATCACCAAGAAACAATGGATTATTTATAATTTGCTTGATGATTTCTATTCTGTCAGTTTTAGATATTCTTACATTCATATTTTTAGATGTATCAATTTTTCACTTTATTTACAAAACACTAAACAACTAATTATCATAGCACTTAGAAATAATAGAATGAAAAATATGCTTATATACAGTTGTTTAGAACATAAATATTTAATATATTTTTAAATGCTGCCAAGTAGTAGTATCATTTAAGACAGAACCTGTAAACAGTGTTTTTTCTATTATACTAAATAATCTCATGGATTTTGCATATCCTCCTGCAAATTTTGGTTCAAATGCTATAGTAAATCCTTTAATTCGCTTCATTATCCACCACATAAAATCAGATTGACTATCAATAATTTGTTTTATCTCTGTTTCTTTAATGAAAGTTGTTTTCCGGCTACATGAGATATTTTCTACAGTAAAGAAATCCAAATCTATATCAAAAAAAACTTTATTGATATTTGTTTTCTTTAAATAGTCATATGCTTCAAAAATAGTCAAAAATTTTCTAATAGTATGTACTTTCCCATACATATCTATAATGTGTTCATCATAATTTTCACAGTTCATATGTTGTTTGCAAATAACATAAACATCTCCTATAATATTTTTATATGCAGCTGACATTATATGACTATCATTATATTTAGACAGTCTTGCCCAAGTGTAAAATGATATTTCAAACTTTTTTCCGATGTCCAATGCTTCTAATTCTTCTTTCTGATAATTTTCTGGGTATACTAAATCTTGATGCCAGTCAAGAATAATTAAATCTACAGAACCTTGCTGCTCTTGAGACCATAACACCCAAAAATAAAACGCAAATCTATGCTCATCAAACAACGCTAAACTTACATGATCTCTATGCATATAATAAGGATGAATAAGGCTGACCAGACTTGTCCCAGGTGGATGAAGATTCTCATTTCCCAATATCGGTTCGTATTTTACCATGATCTTTCAATAGTTTATATAATGATTCATAAAGTTAGTGCAATTCTCAATATATTCAAAGAATAATTGTTAGAAATTTGCAATTAGTTTATGTAGTTATTGTTTTATGTTTACAAATTCCGTATACTTGATTTCGACATACGGATTGTCACTTGAAATAGTCTGGTGTATTGCCTTTATTTTCCATCGCCACCAGAGAAAGCGGTGTTTGTATTCTATCCAAAAAGCCTGATGCAGATGCACCGGCAAATGGATATTCCCTTTCAGATGATTGTCTTCAATGATACCGTTCAGTTTAATGTATGGCGTATCCATTTTCATCGCCTTTACAATAACTGTCATAGTATCTCTGATCACAGTCGTATCCTTTACCATAGCGTCCACCGGAGCATTAACCTCCACATCGTGTCTTCCGGCAGCTTCCAGGTCTTTAATGCGTACTCCCATCTTCTTTATGGTCGCCGCATCTTCCGCCCGGTATCTTTCAAATTCATCCAGTGATAGGTTGAGAACCTGAATAGTAGATGCCATCATTGCCGAATCAATCCGAATATGCTCTACATCCGCAAGTAGCGCATGTGTATTGCTTTGGTAAGTGTCTCTTTCTTCTTTCATCCTGCTGCCCCAGTTATACAGGGAGTAAGTTGCCACCCCTAATCCAAGGGCAATCAGGAGAAGAATTTTATTGAAGCTAATCTTCATCGTCTATGGATTCCTGTGGAATAAACCAATCCACTTCGTCCAGATAGGGTTCGGTCAGTTCTACCATGTATCCCTTGTTTATTCGTCCGATGGATGTGAGGTCTTGTGTGATTGTGGCTTCTCTTCCTACGAGGGCGTTCAGTCTCATTAACGAGAGAGAGTCTGAAGGCTTGATTTCTACAGTTCTTTTTTCTTTAGTCAT